CAGGTTCCTGGCGATCCAGCTGATTCAGCATGTCGGTCTTGATTTCGTGCAACAACAAGAATGCTGTAAAGGCTGCCGTGATTCCGTCCATGTTGCTTCTGGGACTCTGTAAGTATTCTATGATGTTGGCAAACTTTCTAGGTGTCACATTGGTTTTTAACCAGGCGCCAAAGCCGGGTAATAGATCTTCATAGTCACCAGTGATCCTGCTGTTGATGTAGCGTTTGCACAACTGTGGCAAGTCGCTGAGCTGTGCGGCTCTGAGTTCCGCAGGGTTGAACAGGCCATCTATGGCACGCCCTTGGCTGCGGGTGATCTGGCTCAGTTGTTTGACCAGTTGGGCATTGGGTGTGACATTCTTGATATCTTTGACTGTGGGCTCAATTACTAGGAGTCCTGGCACTGGTTCGAGATTCACTTGGCTTATGGCCTCAGCCGGCGCATCTACTTGTTTGTATTTGGTGTGTGCGGCTATGCCCACTTCACTGGCACCAATGCGCTGACCTAGTTTACTGGCCGCTGGAATTTTGTATTCCACAAAGTTGGGCTTGAACACATAAGCACCCGACACTTCCGGCGGAGTTTCGGTATACAACAAGTCACCTTGGATGTAGCCTTTAAAGTTTTCTGGTGTTGCGGCACGCAACATGGGAAATAGTTTTTGATAGATAGCAATCAGGCCGCCTCGTTCACCACCGCGCTGATTCATGATCCTGGCAATTTGTTCCGGGCCGGTGGCCAGGCCGTCATAGCCCTTGGCACCAAATCCGCTCTTGTCTGTGAGCACAAATTCGCCTGTGGGTTTGCGACCCCAGATGATGGCAGGTTTGCCGTCCCATTTGACTGTGGTGGTTTTTCTAGTGTCTTCTGCGGCATGTTGCATGATGGCCATGGCTTCTTGGATGCCACGGGTGCCACGTTCAAACACCAAGTCCTCCAAGTGTTCAATCCTGGGATTGGCCGCTTCCATGATGGGAACCATGCCTTGATTTACTATGCGGTCACGCAGGCGAGCCAAGAAATTGACTTCGGTATATAGTTCGGTATTTTCAGACACGGGTTGTTCGAATGGTATGCCTTCGCGTTTCATGTGTTCACGAAAGTCGGCCAGTTTGGCATCACGAGCAGGATCACGTTCCAGGGCAGACATGATGGTTTCCACACTAGCCAGATCCTCACGGGTGGCCTGTTTGTTTAGTAGCATTTTGGCCACAGCATCTGGATCATCTGATATGACCTTATTAGTGGCACGATCTGCAATACCGGCAATTTGATTTAATTTATAACCCAGGCTCTTGGCTATGGAATTCATGAGCACATTGCGCTCGCGACCCTTGTATTGACTGTCAGCAGGCATGGCGCCCAGCACAAACTTTGACCAAGGCACATTTTGCAAGAACATGAAGTCGGTCTGAACATAACCCTGATCTGGTCTGCCGGTGATGGGTGTCAGGAAATGCACTGCTGTGCCTGATTTGCGCACATAGTCTTCGGGTTTGAATCCATGGCTGATGGCCCATTGTTTGAGTCTGTATTCCAATTGATCTTTGGTGACCCGGGCAGAATCAATGGCCAAATCCAAGTCACCTGACGTGCTCTTGATTCCGGTGCTACCCAAGGTATTGTTTTGCAAGTCCAGACCCGGCAACATTTCGTCCAACCAGGCCAAGGTGGGTTTTACATCTGTTTGATTGATGCGTTGTGTGAGTGGACGACCTTGAGCATCCTTGAATACGTTGCCACCTTCGACCAATTGCATAAATTAGGCCCCAGCCCTGGCAACTTCTTGATCCAAAAATGCTTGAAAACTTTCATCTGGTACACGACCAGTTTGCTGATTGGCCCAGTTTCCTTCTTGATTCTGAGCATAGTTAATGTTTCGATATTGAATCACCGGCGGGTTGGAGCTAATGATCTTGGCCACGGCCACGTTACGAGTAGTATCTTGTTGACTCATTGCGGCTTGTTTGGTCAGCTGACCAAACAAAGAGGCCACTTGTTGAGGATTGTCTTCGGCTGCGGTAATATCTGCAATCAACTGTGTGATTTCACGTCTGTTAATGGCACTGTCAATGGGCTGATTGCCCATTAAATTTTTTTGTACAAATGCTGACAAGGATTGTTGATACAACTGTTTGTATCTTGCTGGATCTGGTGTCATGCTTTTTAAATTTTTTGCATAACTATCCCAGGCCGGGACAGCTTTTTTGAGCAGATTTTGCATGGCAGTGCCAGATTGAACACGAGACTTGGCCTGACCCCAAGTTTCTCCGGATCCCCAAGTGGTTGCAGCTTTGAGAGTGTCAAGGATACCCTCCGACATATTATGTTTCTCTATTTCACGAATTCGCATCGGTTTTTCTCACTGTACGGGTAAACTTGCCAGGATCTCTCAGCTTGATTGCATTGATCAATTTGCGTTGCAGATTTTCTGCTTGTTCTGGTGTGTAACTAGAGTCAATTTGCTCCAGCAGGCGTATGGCACTGGCAATGATGTTGCTGGCGCGATTTTCGATCACATGGCGCTGATCGCGGTCAGTGTACAAATTTTCTAATTCTTCTAACAGGCTTCGTGTTTTCTTTTGCATTTTTGGGCCAGGACCTTTTTATTATTTAGCGGCTTAACACTCTAAATAACTCTTAATCAATTGGCCTTAATTTGTCCTAGCAATTGCTTTAGTTTGGCACTTTGCACGTCGGCTGTAACTCGCCCGGTTTCTTCTCGCTCAATCTGACTGGCAGGTTCTGTTCCACTGATTATTGTGCTTTTTGCTTTGATATTGTCAAGCAAATTGCCCTTGGCAAACGAATTTACAGGACCTGCGTCTTCACCCGGATCAGTGATACGCATGGTTTCTATGTTGTAGTCCAAATCAATTTTCATTCCTACACCTGTGCTACTACGACTCTTCATACACTGTATCTGATACTTGCCACGCTCACGCATGGCTCTCGACGTAAAGATACCAAACACGTTGTCTGCTGTGTTGATCTTACTGATACCGCCGGAAATATGACTATGGTCAAACTCTATTTCTTCCACAGCCGATCTATTCAACTGGCTTGCTGTAACAAACAACACATTGAGCTCTTTGGCCAAGTTACGCAGTTCTTCACTCACATACTTGTCCTTGACAAACAGGTCATTGGGGCTAACTTTGGCACTCACAGGCATCAGCAAGTCCAAGTAATCGCACATGACAAAGTCCACTTTCAATCCTGTTTGCACTTGCACTTCTTTGATATAGCTTCTGATGTCATTGATGTTGCTCTGTGCTGGCAAGGCCTTGATACGATACTGTCCAGCTTTCTTACTAACTAACTTAACTTTGAGTTCAGTCTGATCTATGTCCTTGCGGATCTCTTTGGTGCTCATACCAGCCAGCATGGCATCAGTTCTCAGGGCACACAGTTCTTCACTCAGCTCTAAACTGATATACACGCCGCTGAGTCCGGCCTGTAACCAACTCAAGGCTATGTTCATCATCACAAGACTTTTACCTGATCCAGATCCACCAGCAAATATGTTGAGTTCACCGCGGCTGAATCCACCATACAAGATCTTGTCCATCTGTGGCCAACCTGTTGACACCTGCCCACCCGAGTTGAAGTATTTGTTAATACGTGCTTTGGGATCTGACCAATAGTCTGTGCCCATGTCCTTGGTCAGGCTGATCTGTACTGCATCTTTGATCAGTTTCTCCACAGGATCATACTCGCCCTTTTCCAGCAAGTCTGCACTTTTTAAAATAGCACGTTCCAGTTCTTGACGTCTAGTAAAGCCTTCAAACTCGTCCATGAACCATTCAAAATGACCTTCATTCAGATCTGGAATATGATTCAGTCGCACACCTGTGCTGGCTGCAATCTGTTCCACTGTAGGTAAAGTCTTGTGATCGTCACTGTGCTTGGCAATAAACTCAGCCGCAGGTCTTAAACTTCTATCAAAGTTTTCTGGATTGTAAATGTTCTGCACACGCACATACGACTCTGCGTCTTGCAACATCATTTCTAAGAATAGGCGTTGGACTTCAAGTCCGTAATCTTTTAACAAGTTGTTTTTTCCTTAGTTCAATTTTTATTCGACTGGTTTCTTTGGCCTGCATGATAGTTATCAAAGTTGCTACCTTTCCACAACGAATCACAGCATCGTTTACATCTTTTACATCCGCGGGCCAGTCAGGGATACTTACTGCCCAGCCCAGTTCCACTGCACGATCTACCAGGCGCATGCCCGGCTCGTCTTGATCGGGCACTACAATGATTTCGCTATCCAGACTACGTATGAGTCGTACCTGAGCATCATTGACATCGGCATGTAGTACAGCAAGTCCGTTGATACTGAGCGCATCAAACACCCCCTCGACTACAATTGCGTACTGCCAATTGGCGCCTTGTAAGTCTGTGCCAAATACATAGCCCGGCTGTATGTCTTGGATATATCGGGGTGTGCGGTTATCTAAAAATCTTGTTGTATGCCCTACTACTTGATTGTCATGCGTAAACGGAATCACAATGCCAGGGCGTGGCATTGTTTTATATAAAAATGGATAGTCCAATGGCGCCTGGCGTTGCTTTAAATACTCCACAGCAGATTCATTCAGAGGTTGTGTGTCGGCGGGCAAATCCCGTTCTTCAAACTCGATATTTTGTAAACGATTTGACAACTGCTGACGCTCACTGAGTATGCCTTCTATGTTTCGTTGCCGTAGACTTTCTAGATTGATGCGTTCTATTTCTTCCTGTGGCACATTCATCCAACCCAATAACTTGCGTGCTTTGAATGTGAGTGTACGACCCAGGACAAAACTGGCAGTAAATCCACAGTTGAAACAGTGATAACTCCAGCCTGCAGACGTGGTCTTGATGCCGCCACGACTGCGTCGATCTCGGCTTTCGCCATTGTGCTCACAACAGGGTGCATTGAAACTGGTCCAGCCACTAGCACTGGGCTTGCGTCGTACGGGCAAGTAGGACAAGACATCAATCATGTTGTATTATAACATGATTTTTGATCTAGATCAATACTGATCGGAACTAACGGTAAAGTAGATTTACCACAAAGCCTGTGGAAATTATCACTATGGCGCCTTGACTTTGTGGTG